TTTTTGATGTTTCATTCTCTGAATGGTGTAAGGGTCTTGAATTTGTTGTTTCTAATAGACATTTAGATAATCCTGAAATTATTTGGATGTTAAATGTACCTAAATGGTTGGAGAAACCATTAGATGAGAATATTAATAGAAACACTAATAAGAATGAGTTACTTTTGCTAATTGATAACTTAGCACATGAATTTAACTTGGGTAATCTTAACCAAGATGACGTTCTAAATGTCATTGAGTTAATTTATCCAAATAAAATAAGTGATGTTATTAACTTCATAGAATCAATAGCATCATTAACTGTTGATTATTCCCTATTTTCTTACCTAATACCTATCATTATGGATAGAAGTAAGAAAAAAGTAAGGGAAGTTAAATATCAAAAGTTAAATAGTCGTCCATATTGGTGTGATGACCATATATGGAAGTTATTTAATGATAGTAAGTGTTATAAAGGTGCTGAAATATTGCACAAAATCAAAGATGAGTTAGTTAAGCAGTATGATACTGCTCATTATTTTTATGTGTGTATGGCTCGTGATGCTGTACCACTATATAACTTGTTATTTAGCATGAATTACGATTCAATGTTAGGTGTATTTAGCCGTAGTCAGATAGGTGACGACGCTAGTGTTGAGTTATTAAAGAATGAAATAGCATTAGCTAGTGAATTAACTGGTAAATTACCTGTACTTGTAGATGTACAAGGTAGAGGTACTATTTACGATTATCTACGTGAACAAGGATTAAATTACGAAATGATATTTGGAGTATCTAGTAATCCCGATAATTGTAGATATCCACTACTAATAGATGATGAATCTATTGGTAATCGTGCCATTAAATATATTGAAAAATTACCTCAATCCAATGGACGTGCTGAAGGCGTGTATCAAGTTAATAGATGCCAGAAAACTTATCTTGATACATTAATAGCATGGGGATCTCGAGATCCCAATGTTATGGGTGAAGATATGAAGGATTGGGAAATCCTTCAATTCCGTGGTCTATTTATGGAAACAATGGGCATATCCCATGTTCATGCTGGGATGATAGGTGCTGATTGTCAGCAACGTATGTGGGGAATACTGAAATCTCGCATTAATGTTTCCATTCAATTGGGAATCAAATGTAAGGATCAACATATAGACTTGATCCGCGCGACTAGATTTAAGTCGCAACATGAAGTTGGGCATTCTGGAGGTATGAACGATCCAGAAACTCGCTTACGTGATGAAATCTCCCATTTTGGCAATACAGGTATCCGCACAATATTTGGTATTGTAAGTGATGATCGCCATAATGGTAAACAATATGGTAGTAATTTCTGTTTAGTTAATACTAAACAATTACTACCATACATAACAATTACAAATAGAGATAGTTTGTGGGAAAGTGGAGAAAGTCATTTTCCAGTAACTAAATTAAACAAATTACCAGATTGTATGAGTGTTTATCGAGAAGTTCAATACAATACTTTAGTAACATGGGATAGTGTGCTGGAGGTTATACCATGTTAACTAAACAAGCATTACTATATAATCTGAATAAGAGACATATTCTCTTATATAGGTTATTTCTAAATGGATATATTACTAATCCACTATTAATTAAATATTTAACTCGTTTTAATAGACGAGTTAACTGGAATGTTGACTACACTTATTTACTTAAGTGGGAAAACCGTTTAAGTAAAATAGAAGATAGCGTTTGACTTTCAGTTACAGGTAACTAGTAATCCATTAGTTACCTGTTGCTGGTAGTTAATACACTATCAGAACTTTCATCAAGTAAGAAAAAAGGAACAATTATGTCTAATATCACATACAAGTTTGGAGATCAAGTTCAAACAGGTGATTTCTTTCAATATGAAGTAATCGAAGATAAAGGTGACACTGTAGTAGTAACACCTGCTTACGGTCATAATGTTCAATGGGGTGAAAAAGGTGGTGAAAAGTATGAGTACAAAAAAGAAGATTTAATTCCAGTTATTCATTAAATATCAGTTACGGGTAATTAATTTAATTTAGTTACTCGTTACTGCTAGTTAATTGCTAGTAGATAATACAAAGATAGGAGACAAAATGAGAATATTTAATTTATTGGGTGTAGTAGCAATCCTTGCTATTTCCCTTACTGTTTCATATGTTGCTCCGACAATCGCACGTCATGAAGATGACTTTACAGACTATTTATTGGTTTTAGTAGGAGTCTATGCTATTTCAATAATAACAATCGCACTCTGCTTGTTCAACTTACCTAACTAACGTAACTTAGTACAAAATAATTGATAGTTAATTAAGTAAATTAAGTTCTAGTAGCTTAATTTACTTTGTTTGTTATCAATTCAGATAGCAATTTATTTAAGGAATGAGATTATGACCATTATCAACTTAACACCACATGACTTCGATGTATACGCGGAATCTAGCTTTGTTAATCTAGAAAGAGTTAACGCTACAACACTTATTGCTGATAGTGTAGAAGGTAACGCAATATTAAGTTTACCTTCAGTTGGTAGCATCAGAATTAACACAACTACAGTTGAAGGTGAACCTATTAACGGTATTCCAACTGTAGTTACTAAATATGGTGATGCAGTTGGTATTCCAGAAGGTGTTCAACCTGAAGATGTATTAGTTGTATCATTGCAAGCATTATCTATGGCAGTCGCATCTAAGCATCCACTAGCTAGTCAAATGACATCCCCTTATAAAGTAGTTAGATTACGGTCTAACACTTCTATTGTACTAGGTGCAATGGGATTAAGTTTCCAGTAAGCGGCACTAGACACTTGTATCAAATAACACTAAGTAACTAGTTCGCGCTAGTTACTTATTTTTTTATTAACTTTTTTTTTTTTTTATGAACGACAAACAACGCAAATCTCAAGTTCGCGGTAAACTCAACCCAGATCCAGTTAAATTCACAACTACTAAGTTGCAACCACCAAGAGGGTTCGGCACTAAAGCAGCTTCCATTTGATAGCAGCTATATTGGTAATTAAATGTTGCCAAGTCATAATATAGGAGATTAAAGATGACAGACTTTATTTATGTTCCAAGAGGTTCTGACACACAAGCAGCAGTTGGAGGCTTCATACTTGATGAAGTAGCAGGATACAAATACACACCGCTGGGTAATAAACTTACCTCGGGAAGTGACCAATCACGCTTGGTAGTGGTTCTAAAGCCTACAGGTGAGAACAAAGAAGTATTATACTTCTTTGGTAAGGTGGCTGACAATCTTCTTTCTCAAATTGAGGATAGGATACTTCAGTCAAAAGAAACTAGTCTGGAGGATTAGACAGCGGGGACATCAAGCCCCTCTCTCTCTTTTAAGTGAATGAGTTATACAGATGATGGAAGAAAAAACTTGTAAAGATTGTAAATGGAAAGTTGATTTATTTAGTAACGGAAACGTCGTATCCTCATATACGATAGATACAAGTGAGATAGATCAAGCTGCTAATGATAAGTTAGTAGAACGACTGTTAGTTGAATATGCTAATAAACCTAAATCTAATGTTGAGGTGAAAATTAGTTAGTCAATTAAGTGAGTTAAGTACCTTTATTTAACTCACTTTGTTAGTCAATTAGTTGATCATGTTAACCTACTGGAGAATACTATGTCTGATTTACAACATGAATTAGATGTTATTAACAAGAAAGTTAAGAAATGTAAGAAGAAATTGAAGAGATCTGAATTAGCACAACAGTTAAAGCAACTTAAACAAGAAAGATCGTTGTTGAAAATCCTTGTGAATGAATTAGAAGATGTTGAACGTAAGAAACAACAAAAATTCATGAACTTAGAAGAAATAAAAGATTTGGCATTAGAAGACTTAGCTAACGACACTCAACTAGAAATGATGTTAATCCCCGGTGGCACTTTTATCATGGGTTCACCAAAAGAAGAGGAAAATAGCATGGATAGTGAACGTCCACAACATGAAGTTACAATAGAACCCTTTTTTATGGGTAAATATCAAGTCACCCAAGCACAATGGCGATTTGTAGCTCAGTTACCCCAAGTGAACCGTGAGTTAGAGCAAGATCCGTCTCATTTTAAAGGTGATAATCGCCCTGTGGAACAAGTATCTTGGTATGATGCGGTTGAGTTTTGCGATCGCCTTTCACAATATACAGGTAGAACCTACCGTCTCCCCAGTGAAGCTGAATGGGAATATGCCTGTCGAGCCGGAACTACCACACCATTTCACTTTGGAGAGACGATAACAACGGATTTGGTTAACTACAATGGTAATTACACTTATGGCAATGGGGTTAAAGGAGTTTATCGAAAAGAAACAACAGAAGTAGGCAGCTTTGGAGTAGCTAATAACTTCGGATTATACGATATGCACGGTAACGTATATGAGTGGTGTTTGGATGACTGGCATGAGAATTATACAGATGCACCAGCAGATGGCAGCGCATGGTTTAGTAGTGATGATAAACTAAGTGACAAAACAGGACGCACTGTACTTCGTGGCGGTTCTTGGTACTTCGATGCTAGGTTCTGTCGGTCTGCGTTTCGCTTTAGGCTTTCGCGCGACGTTCGTTACGACCTCTACGGTTTTCGGGTCGTATGTAGTGCTATGTGCAGTAAATTGAAATAATTTAGTTGTAAATTTATTAAAAACTAAGTTATGATATTACTAGCTAATATCGAAAGATCCCTTGATACTGCGTCACGTAGTTTACGGTATTGGCTGGTATGCGGAGTATGAGTTTAAGGGGTTTACTCATTCCGTAGGCACTGGGTCTCATCAAGACACCTCAGAACACCAGTAGTCTACACCGTGATCAGGGTGAAAGTCCTGGCTCTAGAGCTAAAACATAAAGAAGGTCACTATCACGGTTGCACAATGTTCGGACATCTAGAGATACCAGGTAATGTCCCGACAAGTCAAGTGACACCACCTAGCAATAGTTAGGATCAATGGTAAGTAATTAGTTGCACTGAGTTAACAACAAGTCGCAACGTTAAAAAGACTACTAGTAGTAGTAATGTTAGGTATTTAGGATAGATCTATCTAAATTTCCTAGAACAGTGTAAGGGGCGAGTTAGTGAAGTATCTTAGTATACTAAGTATCTTAATTAGAGAGATATTTAGTTAAGTAAGAAACAACTAGCTCAATTAATAGTTGCTTTAGTTCCTGTAACTTGTCCATTATAAGTCATTTAAGTTTGCAGGATTTAGTGATAACTATTCATTGTTAATTAAGTTAGTTTAGAGTTAACACAATTAGGAGACTTAGAGTTATGCAATTTAATGAATTTAAAGTATTGTTTCAAAGTAACTTCAATAAACTCATTGAAGGACAAGTTCGGTTATATGTAACTGATGTTAATAAGAATGAGTTATGGGATGCTTATTTAAATGCGTTTCCTGATGATGAACGTCAAGGATTTAACTGTAACTGTTGTAGACAGTTTATTAAACAGTATGGTAATGTAGTTGCCATTAAAGATGGTGAAGTTAAGTCAATGTGGGATTTCACTGTAGATGACGTTATGTATGCAGGAGTTATAGCTGCATTAGATAAGTTAGTTAGTGAATCTAACATAACTAATGTATTCATAACTAAACAATCTAAGTTAGGTACAGATCGTAGTTTAACTATTGATGTAGAATGGCAACATCTCTATTATGAGTTACCTAGTACATTAGTAACTCAATCTTTTTTAACTGAAAATACCTTGATGTCTGATAAACGTAGTAAGAAGGAAACATTTAAACGAGCATTAAATGAACTATCAATTGATTCAACTGAAACAGTGCTTGAGTTAATTGCACAAAATCAGTTATATAGAGGTGAATCAAATAAAACTAGTTTAATTGAATTACTTAAACATCAACAAGAATACAAGGATACTATTAATAAGGATAACTATTGTTGGATTAACTCTAGTTCGTTTATTGCAGGTATTAGAAACACTTCAATAGGTAGTTTATTAATTGATTTATCTAATAGTGTTGATATTAATGTTGCAGTTAGAAAATATGAAGCTATGGTAGCTCCATCTAACTACATGAGAACTAATCAAGTTATCTCTACTAAGAAACAAGTAGAGGAAGCTAATCAACTTGTAATTGAACTAGGTTTAGAATCTGCATTAAATAGGAGATTTGCAAATGAAGCTGATATTAACGTTAATGATGCTCTGTTTATTAATCGCTCTCAGAAACTCAATACTAATGTATTTGATAGCATATTAGATGAAGTTCCTGTTAATCCTAAGTCATTAGTTAAGTTAGATGAAGTTAACATAGATGAGTTTATTAATGATGTGTTACCTGGTGCTACTAATGTTGAGTTACTACTTGAATCGCGCCATAGTGGTAATTTAGTTAGTTTAGTAACTGCTGTAGATAGTGCAGCACCTACATTATTTAAGTGGGATAACTCATTTAGCTGGGTTTACAATGGCGGTAATGCTGATAGTATGCGTGAGAGAGTTAAAGCAGCAGGTGGACGTGTAGATAATGTAGTTAGTAGGTTTAGTATTCAATGGAATGATAATGATAATAACATTATTGATTTCGATGCTCATTGTAGAGAACCTCTTTATTGTGAGATTGCATACAATAATAAAGTTAGTAGAAATACTGGTGGCTCGTTGGACGTTGATATACGCGTTCCTAGAGGAGTTGCAGTAGAGAACATAGTTCACATAGATCGCCGCCGAATGCTGGATGGTGAATACACATACTTTGTTCATAACTATTCATCTCGTACATCTAATGGCGGATTTACTGCTGAATTAGAAATAGATGGTACTCTTTTTTCTTACGCATATAATAAGAATCTTCGAGGTGGAGAGACAATACCTGTAGTTACTGTTAAATTCGACAAATTAAAAGGATTTACTATTGTTAAATCACTTGATAGTAGCGGTTCTAGTGTGTCATCTAAGGAGATATGGGGTATTAAGACTAATTTATTCCATAAGGTCAATCTAGTTAGTTTATCTCCTAATCATTGGACAACTGCTATCGGTGAAAAACACTATCTCTTTATGTTAGAAGGATGTGTTAATTCAGATAATCCTCGATCTATCTTTAATGAGTATCTTAAGTCTGAATTAGTTCAGCATAGTCGTAAGGTATTTGATGTACTTGGTGATAAGTTAAAGACACCATCTTGCAGTAACCAATTATCTGGAGTTGGATTTAATTCAACATTACGTAATAACTTTGTAGTTAGAGTTAATGGTAATAGAACTATGAGAGTTAAGGTATAACAGTTCCTGTGGTTCACACTCATCCAGTAAAAGTGTATTAATCAATCAATTAGGAGAATCTCATGACTGCAACATTAATCGAAAAGTCTGTTCGTTTAGCATTACGTTACTCTGTTAACGGTAAATTAATATCTACTGAAGACTTATATAACTGTAAGTTACCTGACTTAGATGTAGCTTATAAGGAACTTAATCGTCAATTGCGCGAACAAGTTGAAGATGGTTTAAGTGATGTTAAATCTCAGTTAACTGAACAACTTGAATTACGTCGTGAAGTAATTAAGTATGTTTACGCTACTCTCACATTTGAAGCTGTTGAACGTGAAACAACTAGAGTTAAATTAGCTAATAAGGTTCAACTGAAGCGACAGTTATTAGAAGCAATACATGAAGATGACCTTAAACAACTTAAAGAATTAAGTAAGGAAGAGAAGATTAAAATGCTGGAACAACTAGGATAGGATAACTAACTGTAGTTAAGTAATTTAACTACAGTTCAACTAAGTTTATGTACACACTACACAATGAGGATGCACGTCTTCTTCTAACTAAACTTAACAAGGAATCATATGATGAGTTTCTCTTCTCATGTGATGATGACGATGATGTAATTATGGAGGAATTAGAATGAGTAAATTAGGACAAATCATCGTAAACATTTTAGAAACTAAAGCTGAAGTTAAAGAGTTAGACGTAACTAGAGAAAAGAAAGAAGCTGAACTTAGTTCTTTAACAAGTGAACTTAAATCTGCATTAACTGATATTCCACTTGAATCTGATTATTATTATGTTAAGCTTGATGATCAACTTATAATACTCGCAAGTAATGGTGTAATTGTTGATGTAACTACTGTTATATACGCAGAATAATGAGTTTAGATGTTTGGTTAACGATAGATGAACCAGTTGTAGTTGTATCTGATGAAGTAACTACTACTGAAGTGTTTACTGCTAACATAACTCACAATCTAAATACAATGGCTGAATTAGCTGGATTGTATGAGTGTTTATGGCATCCAGAAGTAACTAATGCTAGTGAGTTAATTAAACCTCTAGCTGAAGGGTTGATTGAATTAATTAGTGATCCTGATAAATACAGGAAGTTAAATCCCGCTAACGGTTGGGGCAAATATGAGGATTTAGTAAAGTTCGTAAGTAGTTATCTTAGTGCTTGTGTTATATATCCAGATAGTAGGATTAATGTTAGCGTATGAACCACAAGACATTCAAATTGTAAGAAAAAGAGTAAGTTGATGAACACACCGATTCTTATTAGGAGTATAATGAAGAATTTTGAACTTGAATGCGGCGGTATTAATCTTGAACGTTACACAGCATGGAAACCAATTATTAATGTAGTAACAGATCAAGATGGTAAGAAAATATTAAGTATAGCTATCAGAATACGTGTTGATGGTGAATACTATTATGTTAGAGGTTTAATTGAATGTCTTAAGCTATTGGAGAAATTAAAAGTTGATAATGCTAAATTTATGAAGTTATTCTATGACACTGTAGATGATAACGATTTAGATCGTGTTGAGTTAACTCGTGATGAATTATTTGCTATGGAGAATCGTAATGAAGTTAGATCCTGATGAAAGAGGTAATGGAGAAGAAAGTCCAACTATACCAGCACCACAAGGAGAAGATGAAGATGAATAAATTCAATATCGGAGATAAAGTTGTTTTACTTAATCAACCACAAGGTCATGTGTTTGAAGTTACATATATAACTAGAAATGGTTATTATTATGTAATTGAACATGAAGATTGGGGTGAAAAGCTGGTTTATAATAATAATATTGAATTGTACAAACCACCTGTTTTTTCTTACTTTCATCCACATTTAGGATTACATGATTGGGAAATTGTATCTGAAGGTATAAAAGGTGATGTGCATATTCGATCAATTACTAATCCTGAGAATATTTATTGTAATGTTCCACTAGCATTAGTTAAACATTATCTAGGAGATAAGTATGTCGGATAAACGATTAGTTGGAATTGAAATTGTAATTAAAGATGGAGTTAAGACTACAACTAGTAGTTATGCAGATAAAAATACTCCACCTGAGAAGGTAACTGAAACTAAGATTGAAGTTGAGGAACATACGGGGAAGATTGAGACTAGTAATATCAAGTTTAAGTAACCATATAGATTATCAATTAAGGTAGCGCAGCAATTAAGTTGCGCTTTCTTTGTTGGTCAATTTATTTAGAGGACAATGTTATGAGCTTCAAGATCGCCAACAAACCATACGAGTTAACACTAGATCATCTGATATATGGTCTAGATAAAATTAAACTTACTAGACCAAATTACAATACTAAAGCTGCTGTTGACAAAGGTAAGAAAACAGAGTTGTATCTAGTTAACATTCTCAAGTTACTTCAATTAGATGAAGTGTATCTAGTTGAAAATTACACCATACTTGATTCTGTATATCAAGTAGACATTGCAGTTAAACGAAATGATCAATGGCTTGGTTTTCAAGTTAAGTCCAGCGAATATGCGTTTTATCAACATAGAAATAAATCTAGTGTAGGTGTAGTTCAATGTACATCTGATACGGAATAACTTAAATTATTAATTGAGTTATCTAAATGGTTAGATGTACCAATTAAAGATAGTGTTATTGAGGAGTTACGTAAATGGAAACAGGTTAAACAGATGGAAATTAAATCACGCACAGATCTCCGATTCAAGTCATTTCCTGTAGATTGGAAACTGCTAACTCTACTTAAGTTAGTGCGATTTAATAGTGAACTATTAGTTTATTAGGAGATTGACAATGCCAATACTATTTATTTTCTTACTTGGTACACTATTTGGATTATTTCTATCCAGTGTAATTGATTTACTTTCTAAAATATTAGGAGAATAACATGAGTAACGTATTCGCTAGACCTGCTAAACCCGGTACATCTGTAGTTGATAGATTCGAGTTACGTGAAGTATTCATAGTTGGAGATAAACAGTTTCTAACTTATGATGAAGCTGTTGAATTAAGTAAACCAATTAAACGTGCAATCAAGAAAGTAAAGGTGTAATATGAATCAGCGAACAATTGAATTTCTTTCTAAGTTAGAAGCATTGTATGTTGAATATGATATGTCTATTGGAGGTTGTGGTTGTTGTGGAAGTCCTTGGTTGGAAACAGTTAAGAATGAATATTTGGGTGATGAGGTTAACTTTAAGAATGGTGTATTAACTGTTGATGGTAAAACATTAGCTGAATTAGTTGTTACTAACTAGTTAACATTCAACTTAACGAGGTAACTAAGTTAAGTAACTACTATGGAATTAGGATTTAAGGATAGAGTGTTCATAATATTAGCTATTAATAATCTAATAGTTAAGTATCAAACTCGCTCTAGTTTAATTGATGACGAAGATGAAATTTCTGATTTAGGGAATGACATCATGATGTTAACTGCATTAAGTAAGAAAATAAGTGAGAGTAATCAAATGAGAACCTACATGAGTATTGAATCAACTAAAACTGTAAAAAGAAGTTATGCTATGACTAAAAATTCAAAGTATGTAGTTAAGAATACTAAAACAAATAAGTATTATAAAAGAGGAACTTTAGAATGGGGTAATTCTCCTAATGACGCTACTACATTCCTTAACTATGAAGATGCTTGTGAAGTTTGTACTTACTATCCCGACACAGAAGTAGTAGAATACTGGCAAGCATTACAAAAATATTTACCTGAAGCTTGGGAACAATTGAGAAAGTTAAATGAATAAGTGGGCTACTAAAGTTACTTTACCTGATGTTGATTTAGAGAACACTAACTTAACCTTTGTCACTTTTGATAGATTAGGGAGATTTGCTATACGTCAATTAAACAAACATCAAGTTAAACAACCTACATCATACAAAGACATTCTAAATCTGTTATGATTAACATCTTTAACTCATTTATTAAGTTGCAATTATAATGCACTTAATTAACATTATTTAACTACTGTTCAATTAACTCATTCTAACTGGAGATAACATGATTTACTTCGCACTTAATCTAAATGCCGCAATTGTTTCCATTCTACCTGCTAACTGTACATTAAGATATCAAGAGTTTAATGCACTTCTTAATAGAGAGCAATTAGAGAATGCTATTAACTTGAGTTACACTAAGTCTCGCAAAGTTAAGTTAATTAAAGATACGTTATCTATTGATATAGGTAAGCGTAAACGAGGTATTAAATCTTTAGTTAAAGGTGATGAAGTTATCGTACCTAATGTAAATGATGGTAAACTTACATTCACTAAGTTCACATTAGTTTAGTTGATGTAGATTATGTATTAGTTAATTGATGTACCTTAACTCAATTAACTAATAGTTCACTTGTAGTTATTGGAGTTAGAAATGAACGAATATAAAGGTTACGTATTAACTGATATAACTATTAACTCAGATATGAGTTTAACTGGAAAGATTTACTATGGTACAGAATTTAAAGACGTAATGTGTGCTGCAAATGCAGAAACTCTTCTTTTTAAATTTCATAGGTTTGTAGATAATGATATTCTGAAACAATCTGAACTAACTAACTGCCAGTTGTCGGAGGATGAATTAGTTGATTTGATAGTCGGAATTACGGGGTTGGATGATTGGTAGTAAACTGAATGTACATAATTAAAGACTCGTTGACTGGCGAGTATTGGCGACAATCTAGAGCGTCAGGAACACAATGGGGTAGGTGGTCAAAGAAGTTATCTAGTGCGCGTGTTTTTAAAATGAAACATCATAGTAGTAATGTATTAAAAGCATTACTAAATGACAAATCGCGCCAACCAGTATTAGTTGAAGTTCAATTAGTTGAAGTAGTTAAATAAGGAGAATCTCATGAAATTAACATTACAAGCTGTAGGTGCGTTAGTATTAACAGTTAGTGTTTTTGTACTAGGAGGATGGTTACTTCAAGTTATTATAACTAAATGGTTATTAACATTTGGTATCACAACTCAAGTTGATCTATGGTTATGTGTACTAACTAATTCATATCTAGTTGGATTATTTAGTTCAGCGAAGAAATAGATAGTTATGTGGGAGTTCTATACTCCCCCATTAATATTCAATTATCAACTTTCTAAGTCTGAATTAATAATTATTAGAGGACTAAATATGCTATACCAAGATATGCTCACGTTAGCCGCTATCAATTTTAACAAGCCTGAATTAGCAGAATTAGCTCGTGGATTAACACCTGAAGAATGGCGCAGTAAGAATAGGTAATAAGAAGTTAAGTAGGCATTTATTATCAATTGGATTAGATAATAAGAATGTAAGTGATTTATTATCAGCTACAGTAACAAATTCTACTACACGTATAGTAAGTGATGAAGATACCTGTTGCAATCAAGGTAATTCGATTTACTATTCATCATGCCAAGCTACAGATGATCGTGCCAAACATGATGCTAATTCCAGAATGAATAAAATAGATGGAGATATGAAGCATCTAGGTAAGACTCTATTTTTCTGGGTAGCTGGAGAATCTATGTCAGTAGATGGTAAAGGTTTCACCGCAAGAGCTAAATTACGTATAATGTACAGTGATCCTGATCATACTAAGATATTTGGTTTATGGTTAGAGAATATATACGGTAATGCTCTGATATTATTAAGTAACTTTAATGACTTAAATGAGTGGTGGCATGGTACTATGCAACAATCTACACCAGTATACAAACATTGTAATCATAGATCAAATATTCCAGTATTTATTCCGTCAGCGGCTAACGGTTATCAAGATACAGCGTCAACTAGTACCTATTATTATCAGCTAGTAATGAATGAATCATTACTAGCTAAAGCCTACAAGATGAGATCAAAGAGTTCTAAGACATATCAATACCCACTAGCCGACGTTAAATTCAATCCTCAGAATTGTGAATTTATCTTACCTGAAGTAGTAGATAAACCATGGAGAGGTAAGATAGATAGTGATACGCGTCGTTACATTAATATGTTAATTGAGTTATTTGGATTTCCTAAATCTAGTGAGTTTGATAAAAATAATAAATATCGCACTACCTACATAACATTTAGATACGAGAATAATGTTAAAGCGGTACTATATTTTTGTGGTACTAGCTATAGTCTACATTACGATGGACATTATCTCATAAGTTATTACGATAATGTCTTACGTGTAACTAGCACGCATAGTGGTTTCTATATAGCATGGGATATAGAGTATTATCGAGGATTAAGTAAAAATATATTAGATTGCATAAATGAGGAGTTTGATGAACTTTATGAATCAGCTAATAAAATTAATTAACGAGAGTAAACGTACTGACTGTAAATTAGTTGCGAATTACACTTGGTCAGTGTTGTTCCATTATGCAATTAGTAATCCTGATTATCTGATACTAATAGAATCCGATGGTGTAAATAAGAGAGGTGATTTAATTTTAATTAAAGATGGTAAATGGGGAGCTTGTATACCAGTAACTAAACTTAAACCCGATGTTCTTGGATTTTGCTATAACTCAATAGGTAAGAAATATTTCAGTTATGTAACTAGAAAAAGACAACTAATTACAGTTAAACGCCGCATTCATAAACGCGATGTTAAACCATGCCTACCTGGACAAACTGAGTATCTGATGAGTAAGTTAAGTGATTTGTGTCCACACTGGTTCCATATAGCTAAGAGGTACTTGATTAATGTCTAATAGTAGTAGTTGGTATACACCACCATATATTTGGGATAAAGTTAATTCAACATTAGGTGTAACTTTAGATCCATTTCCTCCTGATGGTACAGGCGGCTATGAATTAGATTGGACTGGTAATGTATATTGTAATCCGCCCATTCCTGCTAGTCGTGCGGCAATTAAAGCAATTGAGACATACGAGAATGATAAGAGTGTTAACATCATATTTGCTGGTTACAGTGAGTCTGTATGCTGGCAAGTACCTGAACTTGAAACCTATGTTCATGTTAAGTGTCGCAGCCGTATTAATTGGATAGATGGTAGAACTGAGGTTAATGGTGTTAGTAACCCCAATTATCTCCAACCAGGACGTAATCCGGCGCATTACTCTTCTTTTTTCTTACTAAGTCAGGATACTGCGATAATTCAACGCTTCATAGACAACTTTTCTGATATGGGAGTGATTAAATATGCGACAATATATAATCAAGGTTATAGATTGGCTTGAAGATTTAGCAACTACACCGTATTCATGCGTCGCATCAAAGAATTAAATAAATAGGAGTTTCCATGTTAGATAACTTAATCAATAAGCTCAATAATGATGGATTTATTAATGTAGATGAGTTTGCCGATACATTTATGTTGAGCGTATTAGCTGACATCCCAATCATCTATCATGGTGAAGGTGGATATGGTAAATCAGAGATGTTAATTAGTGCATTATCTCTGTTCAATGGACGTTTCGGAATGCTTGAATGTGATCCTGAAACAACTAGTGCTGCTATTAAAGGTGGCGCAATTGCAAGAACCATTAATCAAGAAGGTGGTAGTTTAACTGAAGCGTATTACAATGTGGCTAATTCGCTACTACAGCATGACTACTTCATGTTAGAAGAAGTATTAGATGCGAGTTTCAATGCACTTAGTTTCCTGAAGGCTGTGATTACAGGTAAGAAAATACATATTAATGGTGATGAGATCATTAATAATTGTAAGATTCTAGTATGTGCGACTAACATTAATCCCACATCTGTAACATCTACAGTACGTGAGAATCAACGTAATAGTTGTGCTGCATTTCTTCAGAGGTTCATGATAGTTGAACATGGTTGGAAATCTCATAATGCTGACGATTATATTGCATTATATCCATCAGTTAACGAATTACCAGTTGTTCAATTTGAGTTAACTGACATTGATAAATGGCGTAATGATGTTAAATTAATTGAATTTAATATTGACTTATGGCGACTATTAGCTAAGTTAGCTGAAGATAGTGCTAATAGTGGTAATACTGTTAGTCCTAGAGCATTTCAATGGACAGTGCGATTAATTAAAAGTGCTGCATTATTGCGTGGGTCTAATGTAGTTGAGAGATGCGATTTCAGAGTTATTGATTATCTAAGTTACTGGAGCGTTGATTGGGATGAAGTTGATGAAGCAATTGAGGAGATTGAATTGAGACAGGTATCTAATGAAAAGTTAGATAACTTTAGTAGTAGATTAGTTAAAGTTAAGAAAATGTATGAAGAATCAACTAATTTTGATTTTAATAACTTGGAATTATATTGGCATTTACAAACACTTCATTTATCTATAACTAAGTTATATGATGAGTTTCTAACTACAGTTACGTATGATGATGATACTGAAGTTAAATACAATGAAGTTAAGTTGCAGTTTAAATCTCTGTTAAATGAAGTTGCAATAAAACTAGATAAGTTATTAACTCCAATTCAACTATGAGAACTATCGCACATCTAGATGCAGTTACTCCAACTACTGATGAAATGGATGTAGTTGCTGCTAAATTCGACATTTATAACTATTGTCCTACTTTAGTTACTGATATGTTTAATATGTTAACTGGAGGTACATTAACTTCAGTTGAATATATGCAGCAACAGTGTATAGATAACATTGATTATGAAGTCAATGTTCAATCTTTCCTAGAGAAAGTACCATCATTAGCTAGTAGTTTATCGGGATCTCCATTAGAACAAGTATTTAACATACTTGAGTTATTAGCTAATGGTGAAACTGGTGATGATAATAGTAATAGTGAATTAACATTACCAATATTCAATAATAATCATGAGGTAAGAAAAAAGGTTAAGAGTATTAAGGAAACTGTTAAATCACTGAGACGTAGATCCGCCGATGAGAAGTTACTTCTATCTGGTGAAATCAGTTATAAATTAGCTGAGGTATTACGTGCTAGTGACACTCTTGATAAGTTAGGTATCATAGATACTAGTAATACTATGATCGCCGATTCTACTGGTGAATACTGCGAAACTAGACCTATACGCGGATTTGATGAACTTAATCTAATCAATCCAATTGAGTTGATTAATCCAGTTAATTATCTCAGTTATCGCATCATTAATAATGAATCTCACATTATTGAACGATATCGGAAGGAGGATAAACTTTCATTTATAACGCTAATATGTGATGTTAGTGGTTCTATGCAACGTGATAACAAGATGAATAAGGCTCTTGGTATCATATTCAACATAATTAAGCGTGTCCAATCGGGCGAGTGTGAACTACTTTTTTCTTACTTTGAGAGAACTTGTTTCGATTGGTATCACGTAACTAAGGATTCAGATGTTACTAGTATCTGGAATGCTATCTATCATACATCATTTGATAAAGGGGGTACTGATGTTCAGAGGTGTATT